ATCTCATCTGCGCATCGCCTATGATATTGATTAAAATTGATACACCTCTTCTACTGATTAACAACTTTCAAGAATGGATCCTCGAATTTACAGGATTCTATTGCGCATTACTTATTATGGTATTGCTGCTGCTTTTGTATATCAGTGGTTTAAAACTTGTTTTAAAATCACTATTGTGGGTGATGACCCACCCCATCACTATCTCTACATTAATTATCCTCTTATACTTATCACCATTGTTCTCATTGCACTTTACACCATCCTCAAGTACATCTTCCGAAACAATAGAATTGCCAGGTCCAGTCAAGATTACCTCATTGAACTTGACTCTGCAGCATCTGAAGACATTGATCTCAAGGTACCTCCCGGACCAAATGGACTTACCGAATCAAATCCTAATAGATGCATTCTCGATGCCGCAGGCCGTCCTTACAGCACGCGAATTACTCACTTCCGTGCTCACCTATTGTCAATCGCTCGTACCGAGTTTGGACTTCCAAAGTATACTGAAGCCAATATACTCGTGGTTCGAAGGTTTCTTCTGAACTACTGTCGAGAGCATGGTGTGAGACCAACACATATTGGCAACCATCTAATAGTGGTTGTCCCATTGGTATTCATACCTGGTAGAGAGGATACCCATCTCAAGGAGGTCATGGCCAGTCCAGAGGTTCTTCAGTTGTTTAACAATTATGAATCAACGTATTGGTCGTGGTTTCAGGGATGGTTTCATAAGGGTCGTACTGCGGTGAGGGAATGAGGGTGCCATGCGACTATTCTCGGACGGGACACTAATTATTTAGAGCAATTAGTGCAACTCGCTGGAATCCGAGTTAGGCGAAATGGGCGATCTTCTAATGTGCGAGGCATTTCTCGAGTGGGCAATTGCTCCCCACCTGAGGACTGCAGTGTGCACAACTCATCCCTTAGGAATCTTCTTAGGGGAATTACAGAACGTGTCTTCTTCGTAAAAGATGGAGACTGGTTCGTCCGGCCAAGTGCCCCTTCAACAAGAATATGGAACCAGAGATTAAGATTCGAAAAACGTCAGATCACTCGACACCTACGTCCTGCCACCCCGATCTCAAGGGAAGCCTTTCCTTTGCTGTATCATGGTCGTCATCGTAGGCGCTATGAGCAAGCGGTCGAATCACTCTCTCGAATGCCAGTCCAAAGAAAGGATGCATTCGCGAGTGTTTTTGTTAAAGCTGAGAAAACTAACTTCTACAGAAAGCATGATCCCGCACCAAGGATCATCACCCCACGATCACCTAGGTATAATGTAGAAATTGGTAGGTACTTGAAACCTCTAGAGCATGCATACTATGATGCTGTTAACCGGATGTTTGGGTCGACCACAATAGTGAAAGGGATGAATGGGGATGATTTGGGGGCTCTTGTTAAACAAAAGTGGACCAAATTCTCCAGACCTGTAGCTGTTGGATTCGACTTCAAACGATTTGATCAACACTGTTCTGTCCCTGCTCTTAAATGGGAACATTCAATCTTAAACTATCCTTTCCAGAGTGCAGAATTGGCTAAACTGTTGTCTTGGCAACTTGACAACACTTGCTACGGTTACACTAAGGATGGATCAGTAAAGTACAGAATTGCGGGTACACGTGCTTCTGGCGATATGAACACCGCAACAGGGAACTGCCTGTTGGCGTCCAGTATGGTTCATGCTTACTGTAGAATTAAGCGCATCAAGATTGAATTACTGAACAATGGTGATGATTGTGTTGCTATAATGGAAGTCACCGATTTGGTGAGGTTCCAAGATGGATTCACTGAGTGGTTCTTGGAAATGG